CGCGTAGTTTTGCGCAATCGGAATCATCCGGGTAGACCCAGCGAACGGAATACCGCCCATCAGGTTGACCGGCACTAGCCCGTAAGGGCCGTTAATGGTCGGGTAAGCCATTTAAAGCTCCTAAAAATTAATTACCTTTACCAAAACTCACCTCAGTACGCCGCTCTTTAAAGAGAGGCATCTTTGGATTGTTCTCGCGCATGAAATGACTATCAATCGAATTCATCTGACCATCGGTCTGCTTTTGGTAATACTCAGTCCGTTGTTCAACAAATTCTTTGGGTGTTTTGCAAAGCATCAACCCGCCGATCACAATACTATCTTTAAAGCGAGCATCCGCATCGCCATAGACGTGAACCTCGGGGTGGTCTTCCGCACGCACCGGCTCCCAGCCCTCACGGAGTTTTGCGGAGATATTCGTAGGATCGTTTTGCCCAAGAGTTGAAACACGAATCCAACGGTAGGCCCAACCGTCTTGCGGCTTAGGGTCTGGCAACAGAGTGGGTGGTGCCCATTGCTTTGGACGCTCCGCCATTACGCGGGATTCAACGGCACGATCATCACGGTTTTGTTGGGTTGGTTTCATTTAAGCACGTTCCTTCCGCATTTCCAGAGCGACTTGCTTGGCATAAAGCTCAAGCGGGATTCCGAGACGTTTCGCCAAGTTGACCTGACTCGACTTCAGCACGATTTTCTTTGGCGCAGTGCTGCGTGTTGCCGGGGCCACTACGTTCGACCGTCTGGGCTGACTACTAAACTTCTCTGGGAACTTCTCACGCATACGGGCGTCGATGCGCTCGTAATATGCGTCAGACTGAGGACTAATCCCTTCCTCTTCGACCAGCTTCTCGTGCACTGCGAGAGCGAAGCCAGTCATTTCCCGGTCTTTGTTGAACCAACTGTTACGGTCTTTCCACCGAACGGCTTTTTCATCTACAGTCGGGGCCTCCCTCGCAGGACTTGGAGGCTGTGATTGACGTTGTACCACATTTTCTTGCTCTTGCAAAGATTTTTGCCGAGCCGCTTCAATTCGGTCAGCTTTGAGCTTTGCATTGGTGAATGCCTCTTGCGCCATAACTAGCGCCTCGGAATCACCGGACTCGTATGCAGCTTTGAATTGGGCTTTAGCTTGAGCAAATTCCTGCGCGGCAACCGTCTTTGCCTGATCCAGAATAACCCTGTGGTTATTCCCCATGGAACTCTTTAGCTGCTCATTCTCAGCGAGGATGCGCTGTGCAATACTAATAGCCTCTTCCCGCTCACGTAACGCGGCTTCTTTATGGCGGCGCTCCTCGTGACGGGCTTTGCTCAGATGCGACAGGCGATCACGCAAACGCGTGTCTTTGTATCGGGATAGCTCCTCGTCGGTGACCTCATCCGGCTCATCCTCCATAGGCTTGCGCCCACGGTCTTCGGCGGGGGTGTCGTCGACAACTTCCAGTTTTACTGGCGCTTCGTCGTCTTCGATCTCAAACTCGACCTTCTCGTCTCTGGTGTCCTTTGCATTAACTTCCACTTCATCGGGGAATTTAAAGTCGTCTTTTTCCATATCTGCCATGGATATCTCCTTAGTTTACGCGGCCAATGCCACGGGGATCTTCAACCACTGCTTCAATTGAGTCGTCATTAATTAGACGGAACTCCCGGCCATGGATTTTGAAGCGCGTACCAGAGTTGGCGCGGCACATGATGAAGTCGCCTTTCTTGCACCAAGGGCCGGTGGGGAACCGAGTGGTGTCGGAATAAGCCATGTCGCCCAATTCAACGACAAACAGCACGTTGGTTAGAAGCTGCTCGTGATACATGACTTGAGAGGGTTTGAGGATCCCACTCTCAAATTCCTCGTCAATATCAGGTAATGTCACTAGGATCTTATAGCCTTTGGGCTGGGGTAGCTGTGTAGCTTTCTGTTCTTCGGTCTTATTTAGCAGCAGCGACAGATCCACGGCGTCATTCATTTTCAAATTCCTTCATCCGATCAAAAAGTTCCTCAAGGTCTTGATTTGCTTGGAGTAGACCTTTGATGACTCCAACCGCTTCGCGGTACTCTGCAACGTCTTTAGCGCCACCAGAACTCAGGAAATCCATGATGGACTCCCTCCTACTCTGGAAGCGCTCCTGTAAATATCGAAATAGTCTCTCGTCCATTTATCCCCCCTGTGGGCGGTTAGCCTGTGCTCTGACCTGCGCGGCCCGAATGTTTGCATCAACTCCGATCCGATCCCGCTCAAGCTGGAGCTTAGCCGTAGCAATCTGAGCGTCAGTCTGATCTTTCTGAGCCTTGCGCTGCACGTCTTGCTGCTTAATCTGCAACTCAGCCTGCTGCATCTGAATGAGAGGATCTTGTGCCACTTGCTGCGCCTGTTGTTGAGCTTGCTGACCTTGGTGGATCTGAAGTAGCTGCTGGCTGGCCTGTGCGACCATGCGTGACAACTGAACCTCAACTTCTGGAGGCATCTCGGCATCTGGCGCTGGCATATGCACGCCCATCCGGTCCTCAATCTGCTTGCGGTACGCAAACCCTAGGTGTTCAGCAATGTGTGCTTGCATGGATGCCATCAACATCTGAGCCTGAGGGTTCTGACCCATCTGCTTCATGATCATGGGGTCCTGCATAAACGAATTGTGCGTTGCAATATGCGCGTCATGGTCCTGATAGATAAACGCCTTCACGGGCTTACCCTTGAGCACGGACATATTCTCGCTTATCGGATCACGAGGCTTCTCGTCGTCCTCAACCGGAACCAAGTCCTCGCCATTCTTAATACCAAGGATCTCGATCATCTGCCGGTGCAGATTTGGCAGGTTGTAGATCTGAGGCGCGGTGCTCGCTAACTGTATAACAGCTTGATACTGCATGATGCGTTGTGCCATCGTGCTGCTGTTGGGGTCGGACACGGGGATGATGTCCACCATGTCATAGTCAGCCTGCTTGACCTTGCGGTCAGACGTGAAGTCTGGCGTGTAGCTATACTCCGGGGGCGTATAGTCTCGGATGATGTTCTTGAGGAGCTTGAACTCTTCCTTCATCGAGAAGTGCACCCGTGCCTGCACCGCAGACATCGTTTTGAGAGTGCGCTCAAGCAGAGCCAGCGTGGTTCCGACAGGCGCATTTGCACTCATATCAGATATGTTCATATCCGATATCGCACCAAGCCTGCGGCCTTCTTCCGTAATCTTATCTAGCAAACCAGCCAGAACTTGGCTAGGTTCCTTGTACGGCAGCGGCATCACATTGTCTTTCAACGCTCCGCTAGGAATGTCCACGTCCCTAAACTCTCCGGGGGAGATGGGCGTGTCGTCACCTTTGATCCGCAGTCCTCGTGTCTTCAGCCCACCCGGCAAGTTAGAGAGAGTACCAGCGTCGACAAGCTGACGAATAAGAGAAGTACCGGCACGAGCATAGCCACCAATAATATGAATAAGGCCCATGCCATACACTCCGAACCCCGGAATGTAGTTGTACTGCACGAAGTGCTGTCGCTTGAGTCGTTTCTGGTCATCTGGGTCCCAATTGCGACGGATTGCTAGAACTTTCTGAGTCCCACGCTCGTATGTGATGATGTACGGCAGGGCGATCTCATCCTCGTCCTCGTATCCCGGCAGGTCGTAGTCAATGTGGACCTCACACGTCTGATACCGGTCATCATCAGTAATAGAGTAGCCTTGCTCGTCGGCTTTCTTCTTCTCAATATCAGTTGCAATATTGACAGGCTCACCAAGCTCAACATCACGGTAAAACCCAGCTACTTGGAGCTTGCGGATTTCATTCTTGGTCTTACGCATCATGTGCGTAACACGCTCGGCAGTCTGGAGGTTTGATGCTCCGTATGGCATAATCAGGTCTTCTGCTGATACGTATAGCGACACTTGCCGATCTAAGGATGGGTCAAAGTAGACCTTCTTGAACGCAGCACCGGCAAGTCCAAGGCTAAACAGCATGCGCTCATGCTCTGAGCGATATTCCGTCATCTTTTCGGTCAGTTGGTAGTTCATGTCATCTCTGACACGATCCGCCGCTTCTTCCTTAATCTCGTCAATTTCACCAATAATCTGGGTTTTTACCGGCCCTTGAGCCGGGAAAGTCTCCATAATCGTCTCGGCTTGGAATCTGATAGCCGCTTCGGTCAGCACGGTGGAGAACACGCCACATGCGCCATCCCACGGCTCGGTGCGCTGCTCATACTTGAGCCCAAGCACTTCCAAGCCTTTTACGTAGGCATCCGCCCAGTCTTTTCGGCTATTAATGTCCGCCGTTACTAGCTCGTCGATGTCATCTGCGATGCCAGAAAGCTCGCTTTCCGACATAGATTCGGCCAAATTTGCGTCAAAATCTTCGTTTTCGGTGTCGATTTCGCTCTCGCTGAGCAAAATTTCGATATCTGGGTCGGTTTCGTCCATCAAATCGGGCAATTCCACCTCAAAATCGACCGGATTTAGCAAATCCTCCTCGACTGGGGGCATTTCTGCCTCAAAATCACCCATATCTTCAATATTTACAGCCATTTTTAGCCTTTAGTAGTACGCTAAGCGGCGGCGAGACTTGAAATACTCTTCAGCGTCCTTCTCGTCGCTCGGTAATTGAATAAACCCACCTTGACGGAACCGCATCAGGGCCTGCGTGCAGGAGTCTACCAAGTCATCGTTCTCTCCGGCAGGGAAAGATGCGAATTCCTCAATAACTTCATCAGCCCATCGGGTCTGTGGTGCCCATACTACGCCACTGGCAAATAAATCTGCTACCGAGTTCACCCTAGAAATCTTATCATTGCCTCTTGACGGAGTATACTCCGAAAGCATGACGCCCATGGCTCGCAATTCCTGAATTAGCGGAGTACCTGACGCTTTTGCCTCGATGATGCAGGTGTCAGGGTTGTACTCTTTATATAGCTCCAGCGCTTTCTTCTTTAGGTCAGGGAAGTCCATCCTCGCCTTGAATGAGTCCAACAGGATCAGGTTGGGCATCTTGTCGCCGTGCTCATTCTCTTTGTTGAACACGCCCCACGTGGTGCAGGCAGAGTAGTCGGCTCGTTCCTTGGCTGAGAATGCGCAGTCCCAAGACTGTATAATATAGTCAACGTCCGGTGGGTCTTCTTTCTCCCACTCGCGCCACCACTCCCTCTTAATAATAGAGCCCCCCGCACCGGAGGGCTGCTGCATGTACTGCGCGTCCCACTTGTGAACCGGCAACTCGTCTTTAAGGGCCTGAAGTTCTTTCAGAGACCAGAACTGAGGCCATAGGGGTTTGCCCGAGGGCATGATGGCAGGTAGCTCGATGACTTCCCACTCCTCACCGCCACGGGTGAGGGAGCTTTTTATAACCTGCGCCGTGAGGTCACGCTTAGACCAGC